TATTCGGGACACAAATTCATGGGCAAAGCTCAAAAACTGTGGTTTGATGTATTGGGTGCTTCTTGCGATTTTCTGTGGGATATCAATTCGTCCGCGTATAGTTGCACAGTCATTATTATACGATTCAGTAGGGAATACTGCAGTGTCACTGAGTGGTCCGGGTGCATAATTCCTTGCATACTCCTTTCCATTATCAAATGGCACTGGGTCATCCTCCTGATCTACTGAATTAAAATGCCTGGCAAACAAACCTGGTGAGTGCACGATGTCGGGTGTAGCATGTGTAATACTCGTCAGAAAGCAATGTAAAGTTGCTGACTCGTTGTTATCCAATTTGCTACGACGTACAGTGTCACTCAATGCTCTTGCTTTCGCCATAGCATGAGCGGTTCGTAAACTTTCGAACAAAGACAAAGACAGTGTTGCTTGAGCTAGTTCCCCAGCAATACCAACACTGATATTTGGTCCATTTTCACTGATATGTACTAAACAATTGAACCTCTGTTCGATCATCGGTTCTTTGTGAAATTCTTCAGCTACTTGGTAATTCATACGGACTAAACGGGTGGCAGGGGTAAGGGTGTCTATAATATCAACGGGGCAGCGTGCATAAGGCACAATAGTTGTTATCGTGCGATGTTCGCTGAGCCGGAATTGATCTATGGTACTGACGGTGACTGTCTGATATAAAAAGTTCCTAACTACCTCATGATATGGGGTCAGGTCACATATTGATGATATAAGGTTGAACCATCCACTGATGGGAGTCAACTCACCCAACGCGTCAGTAATAGCATAGAAATACGTCTCAAACCTTCCAGTAATTATGTTAGGCGAGTAAATCGTATCTACGCTATAGTTCCAGATCTGATGTTTGACGTCCTTCCCTCCTTTAACATGGTATGTCACAGTATCTTCATCTATAGTAAAATATCCATCATTAACAGTTCCTGATACCTTAGTGGGCTGGAACGTGTATAAGAGGATTGGTCTACCATATGACAGGATTTCGTCCATATTAACATAATAATCAACATCAGTCATGATTATAACATGATCTTCTGTGATTGGATCGTTCTTGGCATCGGATCGTAAGTCCGCTAACGTGTAATAGTCACGTATGCCGTCGCAATCTTTCTCACGTGGTGATGGAGATATTATGTATGGTGTCAGGCCAAGCTTCCGTACTACTGCTAGCATCGTTTCCGTTGCTGAATTTCGTTCGGACGCTGCGGTTTGATGCGAATGACCTGGTCGTACTGTGCTGTATACTCTTTCCATTTGTCGTTGAAATTTTGTTCGAAGTGATGCAGATGCATACCGCACTACACGGTTTGATATCTGTTTTGCGTTCTTAGCACGCTGTTTCTTCTTATTCCAATCGGAAGCGAGGATTTTCTCTTTAACTCGCTGTAATACAAGAACCAGATACAAAATGATGATACAAATAGCGATCTCGCTAAAGTAGCAAACTATAAACTGGTTCATTTTCAATGTTATCGTAATCGAAAAACGGTAAAGTGTCAGTG